GCTGAATTATATCAAACTGCCCGGGATATGGTAGAATTAGAAGATAAATTTATAGACTTAGCTTTTGAAATGGGTGGTATTCGTGGATTAAAAGCTGATGAAGTAAAAAAATATATTAGATATATTGCTGATAGAAGATTATTACAATTATCATTAAAACCAAATTATAAAGTAAAAGATAATCCATTAAGTTGGCTTGATTGGGTATTAAATGGTGTTGAACATACAAACTTTTTTGAAAATAGAGCAACTGAATATAATAAAGGTTCTATGACCGGAAGTTTATGGGGTTAATATGAAATATATATTAACCATAATTATGTGTTCTATTATAAACGGTGAAACAGTTTGTTTACCACCTCACACATTTGAAAATAAATATAATGATGTATATGACTGCATGATAGATGGTTATAATAAAGCTAATGATAAAACTATTCAACTAGGTCGAAAAGATGTTAATGAATATAAAATTTTTATTAAATTTGGTTGTACTGAAGAAAAACAAATAGGTAAAGGAGTTTAATAATGGCAGAATATCAAGGTCGAAAAGTAACTTTAAACAAACCTATGCGTGGAGATGTAAAAAAATTTAAAGTTTATGTTAAAAATGAAAAAGGTAATGTTGTAAAAGTTAATTTTGGTCATGGTGGTACATCAGCTAAAAAAGCTGGTCAAAAAACTATGAGAATAAGAAAAAATAACCCTGGAGCTAGAGCTAGTTTTAGAGCAAGACATAATTGTGCTAGTCCTGGTCCAAAAACAAAAGCAAGATATTGGTCTTGCAAGAAATGGTAAATAAAATGGCTTATAAAAGAAAAAGTTCAATGAAAAAATCAGCAGGTAAAGTTAAACTTACTGCAAAACAAATGAAGCTTCCAAAAGCTTTAAGAGATAAGATATTGGCGGCTAAAAAACGAGGTAAATAATGGCTTACAAAAAGAAAAAAGGTAGTGCTGGAAAAGCTTGTTGGAAAGGTTACCGAAGAGGTAAAGGTAATTCTTGTATAAAAATGAAAAAGAGGAGAAGATAAAATGTCTAGATGTTGTTGCCAAGTAAGAGCACAAAGAAAAAGAAAAATGACAATAAGAAGGAAAAGAAGAAGATAATATGATATTAAATAATAAAAAAGAAGAAAATAGAACAATAGTTATTAATGGTAAAAATTACTATGAAAACGAATTAAACCAAACAATGAGAAATAGTTTAATTGCGTTATCAACACAAAAAACTAATAGAGCAAGATTAGAAATTGATCTTAATAATTGTGAAATTTTAATTCAACATCACAGTAAAATAGTTGATGATGAGCTTGCTAAAATAAAACCAATTTCAGAAAACATTATTGCAGAAGATAAAACTTATGAAAATGGTAAAAGTTAAGGATTAAAATGTCTATTAATGATGATGTATATTCAAGAATGCTGAAACACCGTGCATTGTTGACTCTTTACGAAAAGAGATTGGATACTGAAATTGATAAAATTTTGGCATCACACAAAATAAGATTACAACGAATTGTAGCGTTTTCTGGTACAGCAAATACAAATGCTTTAACTAGAAAATTAAATACTGAAATTCGTTTAACTTATAAAAAAATATATAAAGAAGGAATTGGCGAATTAAATAAATTACTTGGTGTAAGTGCTAGGTTTTATAAAAGTTTATTTGCTAGAGCCTTGACTAATATTTATAAAGCTAAAGGTGTAAAAGATACTTTAAAAGTTAATAATTTAATTATTAAATCAAATGGTACTTTTAGTCAACAATTAGCATCTATAAGTATTTTACAACAAAGAAGAATAAAAGGTATAGTCAAACAAGGAATGATTGAAAATAAAGCTATGATTAATATAGCTAAGGATTTAGGAAGAAGTGGATTATTAGCTTCAACCGTACAATTAAAAACATTAACAAGAACTGCAATAACTGAAACATCTAATTTTGTATCAAATCAAACATATAAATTAAATGATGATGTTGTTCAAGGTTATCAATATGTTGCTACTTTAGATAGTAGAACTAGTTTAATTTGTGGAAGATTAGATGGTAAAGTATTTGCATTAACTAATAAAAATGCACCACAACCCCCACAACATTTTAATTGTAGATCAACAACTATACCTGTTATAAAAAGTGCTAATCAATTATTAAATACAAAAAATAATAGATTACAAAAACGAAAAATTGCTGGATTATCTGATAGTCGTCGTGCCTCTATCAATGGTCAAGTACCAGGTAAAACAACTTATCCGGAATGGCTAGCAAGTCAACCGAATGAAGTTAAACTGGCTGTATTAGGAAACCAAAAAAGAGTTACTTTGTTTAACTCGGGAAAAGTTAAATTTTCTCAATTTTCTAATAAAGATGGTAAATTAATTTCGTTAAAACAATTAGAAGAATTATCAAATTAATCTTTTGTTTTAAATTAAATATAACTAAGGCCGTGTCCAAAGGAAAAAAATGTCAGAAAACATTGAAAATACACAAGTTCAAGAAACTAAAGTTGAAGAAACTAAAAAACCAGATATAAAACAAATGGTTGATGATGAAGTTTCTAAAGCAATAGCAAATATTAAAGTAAATTTAGATAATGCATATAAGCAAAGAGATGAAGCTTTGTCTGAAGTAAATAAAATTAAAGAAGAGAAAAGACAAGCTGAAATTTCAGGCCTTGAACAACAAGGTAAACATGCTGAAGCAATGCAAATGAAACTAAATGAAGTTAATAAAAGACTTGAACAATATGAACAAAAGAACACAGAATTGAGCAGAGATAATGCCGTGCGTACTCAGCTTAATGCTTTAAACTTTAAATCAGAAAAAGCCGCTAATATGGCTTATTCAGATATTGTAAATAGTTTAAAGAAGGACGCTACAGGAAACTGGGTGCATGAAAGTGGATCTAGTATAAGTGAGACTGTGTCAAACTATGCTAAAGACGATAATAATGCATTTTTATTTTCTGTTAAAGCGAATATGGGCTCTGGAATATCTCCAGCTAAGCCAAGTACAGGAACCAATCCTGTCGGATCTATAAAAGATATGTCAACTGAAGAAATGCTTAATGCCGTGTCAAAAGGGCAAGTTAAAGTTGACGGTGAATGGTCTGAATAGACTATCTTTTATAATAATAACCGCACATATGTGCATTAAATAATAAAAGGAAAAATAAAACAATGGCTGTAACAAGTTCAAATTTTAATAACATAGCTAAAGCTATTTCTGCTTACGAACAAGCAGCAAGAGCTGATGCGGCGTTATTAACTTCAACTGCTATGGTTGGTTCTGACGCTAGAATCAACGATTCAGGTGAAAATTACACTGGTACACTAAGATGGTTAGATTTTACTGATCCAACATCGTATCACAAGCAAAACGAAACTGCTGCAAATAAAAATATAAATGAAATGGCAGTATCAAACAAATCTGCAGTATATATCAAAAATATTGATCATATCGCTGCACAAGAATTGTCTGTTCAAAAATTAATCTCAAAAGTTGACGGTTTAGCATACTTAGGATCTCAATTTGCTTCAGTAAGAGCAAGAAGAGAAGATCTACAATTAAGATCTATCCTAAATGGTGTTGCTGATAAAATTTGGGGTTCAACTGCAATAGGAACTAACGATGCTGCTGCAAAAGTTGGTACTTTTGGTTTCTACACTGGTTCAGACGGAAGTGATGCTCCAAAACCTTTATTTGCTAACTCTACTGGTGCTAGCCAATCAAGAAGCACATTCTTTGATACTCTATTAGATGCTATCACAGAAGTTAAAGGTGAATTTGAAGAGCCTTTCTATTACTTAGTAGTAGACACTGCAACTTACAACGTTATGAGAAAAGAAAATGTTCTTGATGTTGCTCCAGTTGTAGACGGTAACTTCAATTTCTCTACTATTCTTGGTGGAAAAATTAGACTTATTATTAACAACCAATCATTAACTGCAAACTTACCATCAGGTTTAAAAGTTTCTTACATGTGTAAAGCAGGCTCTGTACATTACAGTGATATTGCTCAAACAAATCCAACTGCGATTGAAAGAGACGAACTAGCTGGTAATGGTGGCGGTCTTGTTACTGTTTTATCTAGATGGGGTAATATAATGCACCCTAAAGGTTTATCATGGGCTGGAAGTGCAACTGCATATCCTGCAAATGCTGATCTTGCTCTAGGTACAAACTGGACAGTACATGCTACTAACGTTAACCAAATTGGTTTATTCCCAATTTATCACGGTTAATATTATAACTATTAGATACGGAGAAAAATAATGGCTTTACAAAAAGGAATCAACTCATTTGTTACTGTTACAGAAGCAGAAGAATATTTCTATGACAGACTAAACCAAAGTTCTTGGGATAGTGCTACAGATGAAACTGTTGAACGAGCTTTAGTAACGGCCACAGGAATTCTCAACGACTTGGATTGGGGTGGTGAAGCTGTGCCAACTACCTCATATCCTTTATCATGGCCTAGAGATATTACCTACTGGGATAGTAAATCCGGTGGATATGATACTTTAGAAGATGATAGAAGTACAACAAGTTTTGGAACAATTCCTGAAGATATCAAAAAAGCGACCTATGAACTCGCATTACATCTGATCAAAAATATGAGCACAATAGAAGATCAATCATCTGGTTCACCTAGATTGAAAGATTTAACTGTTGGCTCTGTTTCTTTAACTTTTGATTTAGGATCTGGATTAAGTAATTTTAAACAATTACCTGATCAAATCCAAAGATTAATTGCTAAATATGAAGATCCAGCTGCTATGAGTACAAATAGGGGAGTTAAAGCTAGTGGAGGTGCCTAATGGGTTACCATAAACTAATTCAAGATAATGTAAAAAACGCATTTAATGTTATAGGTGATATAGCTGAAGATATAACTTTTACAAATAAAAATGTAACTTCTTATAACTTTACTACACAATCTGTTGTTAGTACAACTGATGTATCATTTACGGTTAAAGCTGTAATTGAAAGTCAATATAGAACTAATGATGATACACCTAGATTAGAATGCAAAATAATGATCGACTCAGCTAATTTAGATTCTAAACTTATTGATAATTATGACAATGTTGTAATTAGAGGTAAAACTTGGAAAATAAATAGTTTTGAAGATAATAATTATGTTATCAATTTAATTGTTGGAAGGGAATCATAATGGCTACAATATCTCAATTATTAACAGCTGTTGAAGGTTTATTTGCTTCCACCGCTTGGACGACTAATAATATAAAAGCATTTCCTGCGAATTATCAAGGGG